GGAGATTTAGTTACATTTAAACCAGATTCTGAGTATGAGTTTAATGTAGACGGAGAGAAGCTGTATCGAATGTTTGACCATCATATAACTATGTCTTTATGAAGCATACTATAAAATGTAGTCAGTGTGATAAAATATTTACTGGTGGATACGATTACAGAATACATTGGGAAAAAGCTCATTTAGATAATGCAATAAAACAAAATGAAATCAGAAGAACTCAAGAAGAAAATAATTGAAGCAGGTAGAAAGGCTGTGGAACAGCTTATTAAGGTTGCTAAAGAAGATATAATAAAGCATGACCCAGAAGACGAGCTTGCTGCTGATAGACTGAAAAACGCAGCAGCTACCAAAAAGCTTGCCGTCTTTGACGCTTTTGATATTCTAAATAAGATAGACCAGGAGCAGGAAAATATAGATTTAGCTAATAATACAAATACTAAAGTTGAGACCAAACAAGGATTCGCAGAAAGACGTTCAAAATAACTTATATAAAGTTATTGAGGGCTATATTCCAAAGGGAGTTTTAGCTAATAAAAATAGAGCTAAGACTTGGGAGTATGGCTACAATGAAAAGTATGACTTTGTTTGTATATCCAAAACAGGTAGCCTTGGAGACATTGTTGAAATATCTGGATTAAAGATAGGATTACCCCCAGCTCCTAAGCAGTGTTTTTCTAGGTCTAAAAACAAATCGGAGCAATATTGGGAACGACAGGAACTCCCTGGTGAGTTATCTAAAATATATTCTATATTCCAATGGAATGAGATGCCGAGTCCTTTTAAGTCTAAATGGGTAGATTACATAGAGTCTGAATTTGATAAAAGAGAAGAAGGGCATTGGTTTATGAATGATGGAAAGCCAACGTACATAACAGGCTCTCATTATATGTATTTACAGTGGTCTACGATTGACATAGGATACCCAGACTATAGAGAAGCCAATAGGATATTTTATATTTTCTGGGAAGCCTGTAAGGCTGACAAGAGGGCTTTTGGTATGATATACCTAAAGATAAGACGTTCAGGGTTTTCTTTTATGGGTTCTTCTGAGTGTGTTAATTCAGGAACTCTGGCTAAGGATTCAAGGGTTGGAATACTTTCAAAAACTGGAGCAGACTCCAAAAAGATGTTTACAGATAAAGTAGTTCCGATATCCAATAGACTTCCGTTCTTTTTTAAACCTATACAGGATGGTATGGACAAGCCTAAAACAGAACTAGCGTTTAGAATACCAGCGTCAAAGATTACTAAAAAGAATATGTACGAGAGTATTGATGATGAACTTACAGGTCTCGATACAACTATTGACTGGAAGAACACAGATGACAACTCGTATGATGGTGAAAAGCTTTTGCTTCTTGTTCATGACGAGAGCGGTAAGTGGGTCAAGCCAAATAACATATTAAATAACTGGAGGGTTACTAAGACCTGTTTGAGGTTAGGTAGTAAGATTATTGGAAAGTGTTTGATGGGGTCTACGTCAAACGCACTTGACAAAGGGGGAGATAACTTCAAAAAACTTTACGAGGATTCGGATGTAACCAAAAGAAACGCCAACGGACAAACAAAGAGTGGAATGTATTCTTTGTTTATTCCAATGGAGATGAACATGGAGGGATTTATAGATATCTATGGCCAGCCAGTATTAAGAGCTCCAAGAGAAAAGGTTAGGGGTGTTGATGGTGAGTGGATTACTAATGGTGCTATTGACTATTGGGAGGCAGAAGTAGATTCCTTGAAATCTGATGCGGATGCTTTGAATGAATTTTACAGACAGTTCCCAAGAACAGAATCTCATGCATTTAGAGATGAAAGCAAATCATCTTTATTTAATTTAACCAAGATATATCAACAGATTGATTACAATGATTCATTGATAATGGAACACCACCTCACTAGAGGTAATTTTTATTGGCTCAATGGTATAAAAGATAGCAAGGTGGCTTTTAGTCCAGATAAGAGGGGAAGGTTTTTGATTAGCTGGACACCTCCTAAAGGATTGCAAAACAATGTAATAGATAGAAGGGGTATAAAATTTCCTGGCAATGACCATATAGGTGCATTTGGATGTGACTCTTATGACATATCGGGAACTGTTGGTGGTGGAGGTTCTAATGGGGCGCTTCACGGAATGACTAAATTTAGTATGGAAGAAGCACCAGCAAATGAGTTTTTTTTAGAATATGTAGCTAGGCCACAGACTGCTGAGATATTTTTTGAAGAAGTACTTATGGCCTGTGTGTTTTATGGAATGCCTATTCTTGTGGAGAACAACAAACCTCGTTTGTTATACCACTTTAAGAACAGGGGCTACAGAGGGTTTTCAATGAATAGACCAGATAAGCACATATCAAAACTATCAAAGTCAGAAAAAGAGCTAGGTGGTATACCTAATAGCTCGGAAGATGTGAAACAGTCTCATGCTGCTGCAATTGAATCTTACATAGAAAAAAATGTAGGAATAGATTTTGAAGGGCAGTTTAGAGAAGCTGGAGATATGGGTTCTATGTTATTTACTAGGACTTTAGAAGATTGGGCAAAGTTTGATATTACCAACAGAACTAAGTTTGATGCTAGTATTAGTTCTGGTCTTGCTATTATGGCAACACAAAGGCATATGTATCAAGTAGAAAAAAAACAATCAAAAATAAACCTTAACTTTGCAAGGTATACAAATAAGGGAACTTTAAGCGAATTAATAAGATAGATGAAAGATGTTAAGATAGACATTGCATCTGTAGGATTTCCAAGCCAGTTTGTTTCTGATGCTGAAAAAGCTACTGATGAATTTGGTTTACAGATTGGTCAGGCTATTCAATACGAATGGTTTAAGAAAGACGGAAATCAATGCAGATACTACAATCAATGGAGAGACTTTCACAGATTGCGTTTATATGCAAGAGGAGAGCAATCAATAGCTAAATACAAAAACGAAATTGCGGTAGATGGAGATTTATCTTATCTAAATCTAGACTGGACTCCAGTTCCTATATTGCCAAAGTTTGTTGATATTGTAGTGAACGGAATGCAAGACCGTGAGTTTAAGGTAAAGGCCTATGCTCAAGATGCATTATCACAAGCTAAGAGAAGTAAGTATCAGGATATGATAGAGGGTCAGATGGCCGCTAAGGATATCCTAACTACAATACAAGAACAAACAGGCGTTGACCCTTTTATTATGGACCCTGATGAACTTCCGTCTTCTGATGAGGAGTTGTCATTATATATGAATCTTAATTACAAGCCTGCAATAGAGATTGCTGAAGAAGAAGCTATAGATACTATGTTTGCTGAAAATCATTATGATGATATTCGCAAGCAGTTAGACTATGACTCTACGGTTATAGGAATGTCTGTAGCTAAGCACGAGTTCTTGCCTGGAGCTGGAGTTAAGATATCATATGTAGACCCCGCTAATGTTGTATACAGCTATACTGAAGACCCACACTTTAAAGATTGTTTTTATTGGGGTGAGATTAAAACCTTACCTATAACTGAACTAACAAAAATAGACCCCACCATTACTCGTGAAGATTTAGAAGAGATATCTAAATATAGCCAGAGTTGGTATGACTATTATAATGTAGCTCAGTTCTATGAGAATGATATTTTTTATAGAGACACTTGCACCTTGATGTATTTTAATTATAAGACCACTAAAAAGATGGTTTATAAGAAAAGAATACTTGAGGGCGGTGGTTCTAAAATGATAGAGAAAGACGACACTTTCAATCCTCCACAGGAAATGATGGAAGATGGGAAGTTTGAGAAGATAGAAAAAACTATTGACGTATGGTATGATGGAGTAATGGTTATGGGTACTAATATTATTCTCAAGTGGGAACTTGCTGAGAATATGGTTAGACCAAAGTCATCATCTCAGCACGCCTTACCTAATTACGTTGCTGTAGCACCAAGAATGTATAAAGGAGTTATTGAGTCTCTTGTTAGACGAATGATTCCTTTTGCTGATTTAATACAAATCACTCACTTAAAACTTCAACAGGTAATTGCTAGAACAGTACCTGACGGAGTCTATATAGATGCTGATGGCCTTAACGAGGTTGACTTAGGTACTGGAGCTGCATATGACCCATCAGATGCCCTTAGGCTATACTTCCAAACGGGTAGTGTAGTGGGTAGAAGTTATACCCAAGATGGAGAGTATAATCAAGGTAAAGTGCCTATACAACAGCTCACAAGCAGTTCAGGCGCTTCTAAGACACAAATGCTCATAGCTAACTATAACCACTACCTAGACATGATTCGCTCTGTAACGGGCTTAAATGAAGCGAGAGACGGTTCTACACCATCTCCCGATGCTCTTGTTGGTGTTCAGAAGTTAGCAGCATTAAATTCAAATACTGCAACTCGACATATATTAGAAGGTAGTCTTTACATTTATAGAAGTTTGGCGGAAGCCTTGACTTATCGAGTAGCTGATATATTAGAGTACTCTGACTTCAAAGAAGACTTTATAAATAAAATAGGGAAATACAATGTAAGTATACTTGGAGAGATAAGT